AATACTCTACTAATATATCGATTAAGCTAGAATCAGTCCTACTAGCTAACTTTTCGATATATTGAGAAAACTCTACTTGAGTTTTAAATTGTTTAGTAATTAGAAAAACATCCGTTACAGTGGATCTGTCTTCCATATCGTTGTCAACTACTAGTTTGGGCATAATTAAGTTTCCACTGTTTAATATAATTTATCACATCAAATTTACCTTCTACAAAGGGTGTTTTACAAATAGTTTTTTCTGCTTCACCAAGACGATCAAATTCGTGTATGAATGGATGGTCAAATGCTTCAGCGATTTGTAATATAGATTTAGGATCGCCTTTGCCTAGATGAATGTTTTTAGGTCTTTTCGCAGGTATTGTAAGAAGTAACTTTACGATACCCGCTATTGCATCACTCACAAAAGTGAAGTCTCTTTCTTTTCTTCCGCTTCCATATATACGAAGCGGTTCTCCTTTTAACACCTGATTTTTAAAACTTCTAATCACGGTGCTGTGTTGTCCATAGTCAGCCTCTCTGGGCCCGTAGATGTTATAAAAATATAACAAGTGTGATTGTACACCCCAAAGTTTATTGTAGAGAGTTAAATTCTCCTCTGCAATAGTTTTGCCAAATGTATATGGATTTGAATATGGTGAAGAGTGTAGCCTACTAGAAGTTTGAGCAAAATAAAGCGGACACTTATATTCTCTAGCCCACTCACACACAGCCACAGTAGGGACAATATTATTTAAAATTGCATCTCTAGGCTCTTCCATAGAAAGTCTGACTCTAGGGGTATTAGCTAAGTGTATGATGCCATCAACTGGCATGAGTCCGCCGTGAATTCCAACAGTATCTAGAATAACATCTTCAACCGCACAATGCATATACTGAACATACGGACTATCTACAATGTATGTTCCGTTTCTTTTATCATCAACAACGGTAACACAGCATTCAATTGTTGCCAGTGCCTCAACTAAATGTGAGCCGATAAACCCGCAGCCGCCGGTTACAATATAATGATTCATTTCAATAATCTTTATAAAAAATGTGTGTGTCCGCAACACCCACCATTGTCATTTGACTAGACCAAGCAGGAGAAACATAATTTGCATGATAGTGTGTTGCACCATCTGTGCTATCTATTTGTTCATTATACATGTATTCAGCAAGAGTGTAAATATCTTTATATGCATTATGGTCATATACTTTATCGGGTTTTCCATCACAGTACCAACTAAATTGACATTTATTTCTTACAGGAACATCTTTGTTGTGATTTTCTTTCCACCACCTTGAATATTTTGCTTGATGTACAACTTCACATATAGTGTTAGGGAATTTATTGGATTTTACTCTGTTCAGAGTAACACTTGCAACCGCGGTTTGACCTGTAATGCTCTCACTTCTAGCCTCAAAATAAATATTTCTTGCTAAACAGATTATTTCACTTTCCAGAGCAATAGGGTTTGATTCAACGATTACAACAGGAGTTAGTTCTAATTCAACTTCAATTGTCTTAACATCATTAGGTTCCTTTTCAAACAAACTGGTGCCTGCTATCAACCCTAATGTTAAAGTTAGTATGTATGAAATAATTCTCATAAAACCTCCTTAGTTTAAGAGGCCCGTTAAGGTGGTGCCCATACCTTTAAAACTACTTAGTGTTTACCACCAGAATTACTTACAAAAGAATTCATTTGGTTACATAACCGCTGAGTATCCTCAAAAGTAGGATATTCGGGTAAGGTAGGATACTCAATCGACTCACCGGCATCTTTCAATGCCATGTATTTGTCTATGAGTTGTTCTTTCTTTGCGTGATACTCTTCTACGAGCATTAACTTTGCTTCCATAAGCATGTTGAATCTTAGTTCATATGGATTTGACATAACTATCTCCTTGTGTGTGTTGTGTGTCAAAAATGGGTCCGTTTGATAACAAGGTGGAACCCATACCCCGTCTAACCTTAAGCGGCTAGAGCGTATGCCTCATCGTTGGCAGTTATTACATGGCACTTTGCCAGTCAATCAGTCTCCACTTGTCCTATACAATCGCAGTCGAACCTGTTCAGCCCCATCATAAACGAACTCTTAAATTTAGGAGTCTATCTCTAAATACAACCCAACACTAGACCCATGTAAGATTGCGAGTTCGTTTATGGTGGAGCTGGGGGGAATCGCACCCCCGTCCTACAATCTTTCAGTCCGCTTCATCAACTGATACAGTATATATATTAACTCATGTGCAGGCATTTGTCAACCACATCCTGCACAGTTTTGGTAACATACATCCATATCCCATTTGAGTACTTCATCAAGTATACCCGTGTTCATTATTTCTTCAGGTGTGTGATGTAATAGGCTGTTAAAGTTCCTATCTAACCCTCGCTCTACATAAAAGCGTCTAATCCAATCATTCATTTGTCCTATCTTGTATCCTAAATCAACTTCATTAGGAATGAAACAACAGGGCCAAAGTTTTTTATCAGCAGAGAGATATATGTTGTGTAAATGATTTTCTTTGTTGATTGCATGGCATTTTATCTTACCTTCTTTTTTGACTAACATGTCTTCCCACAAAGACATATCTTTAGAAGCGACAGAGGGATTATGAAACCAATTACCTAAATCATCAGATTCATTGATGCCTATAGGAACTCCTGGAGCTGGTTCTAATCTGTACCCGCCGTCTGATACAATCAGGTCTTTAAATACAAATCTTTCTGAGTTTCTATGTTTGAATTCTTTAAACCCATACTCCTCTGACATTTTTTTAGCCGCGGCAAGTTGATTATAATTATGACGAAATAGTGTCATATACCATATCGCTTTACCGCCTGCTTCAATATAGGCTTTAGCATTTTTCAAAACAACATCAAGCCGTGTTTTTCTTCTATACATTTCGTGGCTTTTTTGGTCAATACCTTCTATGGCGAATTCTACAGATACATTTTTTTGTGTGCCTAGCCATGACCAAAAAGTTCTGTGCAAGCCGGCTCCGTTTGTGCTTATGAGGGTATGGATATGTTTATCCGTCAAAACCTTAATAAATTCTTTTGGTTGTGAATGCATCACTATATCCCCATAGTTGCCGTTAATATGTGTGGCAACAATATTACTGCACCAAGGAGAATTTACAAAATTTCTTAATTCTTCCGCTGACCACTGATCTATTACAAGATGCGGATCCGTCTCAAGTGTAGTATCGTATGTTCTAGGACACTGTGGACATCTGGCATTACACTCAGAAGTGGGTTCTATCGTTAAAAAGTTTGGCTTTTTCATTTGTGGTCACCTTCATACAAGTCTCTTGCATGTAACAAATGATGCACATAGTTATCTCTTCTGTCAATAAAGATTTGAGGCTCTTCATCTTCTACTGCAATAAGAATGACAGACCTGTTAATAGGAGTTCCTGTTCTTTCTTCATACATGATAGAATATGCAGCCGCTTGTGCAAAGTAGTTATCAATCCATTCTTTCTTTTTAGGTTTTCTAGATGTTTTAAAATCTATGATGGAGAGTTTACCATCAAACTCTGCAATACAATCTACTCTTCCCGCTAGTCTCAGGTGGTCGCTGTACAAAGCAATCTCCTGCGCATGAATATTATCTATTCGGGAAAGGACTGGTTTAAACGAATTCCACATAGCTAAATCCAGCATAGAAAGTTTGCTGATATCAACTTCTTCATTGTCTATATAATTTTCGCACAAAAGGTGAATTTTTGTGCCGCGGGTAGATGCTTGGCGACTGATCTTATTGGCTTCTTCTTCACCAACTCTCTTTCGCCATTGCATAATAGAATCTCTGGTTTGGTAACCCAAAACAGTAGTTACAGAGGGGTAGGCCGCTCCAGACTCAGTAAAGTATTTTCTACTGCCATCTGGAGCGGTTTTGTCACTCGCAAAGTCTTTCAGTTCTTTTACATGTTTAAACATAATATAATTATACTACACCTAAGTTAAAATATCAAGTATATATCAAGAGTATTGGTCTTCATATTGCATTCTAGCCAACAAATATTCCTTTACAATGTCAGACCTGACGATATCATCAATACCAAACTCAATTATGTTGAAGGATTTCATCATGTCTGCAATGACCATAAATTTCTGTAGACCTGACATATCGTTTCTATTTTTGTACAGATCAGACTGCCTAAAATCTCCGCAGAAAATTACCTTACTGTCAGTACCAATTCTGGTCATGATAGAATTGAGTTCCATATCATTCATATTCTGACATTCATCTACTAATACAATTGCGTTATCAAGGGTTATTCCTCTTACAAAGGATGTAATCATCCACTGTAAAGACTTACCTTCTTGCAATCGATGAAACGGGTTTTGTTTGCCGGGAAAAAGATCCTCAACCATACTTATATATGGTTGCATATAAACTTCAGTTTTTTCTGCTTGGTCTCCAGGAAGGTGACCGATATCTCGGGAAGGGACTGCTGACCTACATATGATTACTTTTCTGTAGGGGTTTCCGGGGTCAAGCACTTCTTCTAGTGCTTTATATAGTGCGATGTATGTCTTTCCGGTGCCTGCCGCACCGTGTAGTAAAAATGCTGATCCCTTTTTATACTGCTGAAAGAAAATAGACTGCATTTCTGTCATAGGGTCAATTACTACTAAATCATCAATTCTAAGTTTGCATCCTCCGCTTTTTTTGTTAATGTTTGCTGGTTGTGAGTCATCGTGTACAATCTGAAGATTCGACTTCCGCTTAGGCATTAGGTACCCTTTTGGTTAGTTGTGGTTAATGGAAAGATGTGATTGGTACTAAGACAGTTTCTCCTTTGGTGAGTGAATTGGTTCGATACTTGCTATTATCTTATTTATAACTCTCTTTGCTTCATCCGACAATAATCCGCTACGATATCCTCTCTCTAAACTAAGCAAGACATACTCAGAAGATAAAGTTCTAAGTGAGTTCATGCTTACTTTATAGGTAACATCACCCCAGATATTCACGCAGAAAAGAGCCATCTCAACCTCTTGTTCAGTATAGAGATTGATCTTAAAGCCATTTGTAGCAGTCCTAATATACTGCTTTGGAAAATTTACAATGTTATTCATAGCTATATTTATTTCTAAAATACTTTCACTCTGTATCTATCTTCAAATTGTTTAGCATCTGTCTTGTTATTTACTATTGGCTTACCCTTAATGTTGAGGCTTGTATTCAATAGCATAGGACAGCCGGTGTGCTTTTTCCATAGCCTCAGGAGCTCATACAAGCCCCTGTGTTGCTCTTTCGTTACTGTCTGCACTCTGCTAGTCCCGTCGATGTGTACAATGGCAGGGAAGTCCTCTGGCTGCTTGCAGGTCACAATGTATTGCATATACGGCGACTCAAAATCACGGTCTACATTAAAAAATTTGTGTGCATCCTCTTGCATTATAACAGGAGCGAACGGTCTGAATTCCTGTCGCTTCTTAATCTTGTTTACCACATCTTTCATTTGTTGACCACGAGGGTCAGCAAGAAGACTACGATTGCCCAATGCTCTGGGTCCAAACTCAGCCTTACCATTAGCAACGCCGACAATGCCTGTAGTTTTAAGTTCGTTACATAAT